GCCATTCTGATGATGGCGAGCAACTTCTACGAACACCGGTTGGCCTTCGGCGAAGACGTGCTCACCCCGACGCCCGAGGGTTGGGAACGAGTGGTCGCCCTGCACAAAACTGGGCTGGAGTGGGCCGCGTGAACCCGAGCCAATACCCCGTGCGGTTCGCCTGGCGGGCGCACTCCTACGGCACCCCCGATAGTTTCGGCCAGGCCGTGGACGTCTACGCCGCTTCGGTTGCGTTGTGGGGCGGCTACGCCTCCGAGCGATACGGCGGAACCGTCGAGACCCTTGAATCGGAACAGGCCCTCGGCGGCTGCACGATCCGGCTCCGCAACTACCCCGCCGTCGGCCCGCTCGACACGCTCACCGATCCGCAAACCGGGGAAGTGTGGACGGTCGCCAGCGTGGCCCGTGGCTCGAATGAGGTGCTCGCCGAGGTGACCGGCTGACATGGCAATCCCCGCAATCGCCGCCGCACTCTCCCGCGGCCTGGTCGCCGATGTGCTCGGCTCTGTCGCCGGGCTGCAACTCTCAATCGACGTCCGGCTCGATGCCGAGGGCCTCAAGCAACTCAAGGGCAAGCGCCGCACGGCGGTCTACCGTGCGGTGAACCGCGCGGCGAAGCCCGTCAAGGAAGCCGTCATCGCCAACGCCTCCAAGCTGAAGCGAACCGGGGCGCTCGCCAAAGCCATCGGCACGAAGACCCGCATCTACGCGGGTGGCGTGGTCACCGTCATCGGGCCGAAGATGAGCTTCAAGAGGCGGACCAAGACGAAGAAGAAGGGGCCGAACAAAGGCACTCGGAGCAACATCCGGCCCTACCTCTACGCCAACCTCTTGGAGAAGGGCACGATCCGAGCGGCCGCGAAACCATTCCTGGAACCCGCTTGGGACGCCCACGGCCCGGGCTACATGCGCCGGGTGCGGGCGGAGATCGCCGCGGAGCTGGCCGCCGTCATGCAATCGGGCGGGTAGATTCGGGGGAATTCCATCGGACCCCCCGAGCACGCCCGAGGTTGCCCCCGTGCAAATCTGTTTCGACTGTGTGGCCAAGATCAACGACGGCGCGAGTTCCGCGTTCGTTGCAATCCCGGGCCTGGTGACGATTCAACTCCCGGACCTCCAAGTTGAAGCCAAGGAAGACCGGGCCTTCTCGGCTTCCAAGATCAAGCAATTCGAACCCGGCCTCGGCGAGTATTCCGAAGTCGCTTTCACGATGGACTACACCGACGCCCAGCACGCCCGGTTCCGGGCACTCGCTCACGACGCGGTCGAAATCAAGATTTACCCGCCCGACCCTGACGGGGCCGGAGCCGAGTTGGCCGAGGTGGCGACCGTCGCCGGATTCTTCACCAAGATCGGCGGGCCGCGGCTCGAACGCGGAGCCGAAATGCGCATGGAACACTCGCTCAAGGTGAACTCGGTCACCTACGCCGACGCTCCGAACAACTCGCCCGTTGGGGTGTAATCCTCGGCCGAGGAACCCGACCATTCCGCCCGTTCCCCTACCAGGTGAGGTAGCAAGTGAAAGCGACTCGGCTCCGCCGCGTGTACCCCGTGCCCGATTTCCCCGGGCTGTTCGTTCGTGCCCTGACTGTCAACGAAGGGCAACGGCTCTTCGACCAGGTTGGCGCGGGGGCGGACGACGACCAGGCGGCGAAGCTGATGATCTCCGCCGCGGCCTGCGACCAGGACGGCGGGCCGCTGTTCAGTGGCCCCGAGGATCCCGAGTTCGGCGAGACGTCGAAAGACGTGCTCCGGGCACTCTGGGACGAAGCCGGCCGGGTGAACCGGATCACCGACCCAAAAGCCGCGGGCTGACCGCGGACGAACGGTTCGAACTGCGGTTGGCCCTCCAACTCGGACGCACACGCGACGAACTCCGCGACTCGGTCACACTGGCCGAGTACGCGGACTGGCGGTCACTCTGGGCCGTCGAGCCGTGGGGCGGGCCGGTGGAAGACGAGCGGACGCGGCTCCTGGCCTCCTGGATGGTGAGCGCGTGGAGCAAGCGGAGCTTCGGCCCGCGGGACTTCGATTTCAGTTGGGGCGAACAACCCCGTCACAAGGTGAGCACGGCCGAGGGGGTGCGGTTACTCGCGGCTGGCATCAAGAGGTAACGACACTTGGCGAACAACTCCATCGGCAAGGCCGCTCTCATCCTCACCACGAACGACCGCGGGTTGGGCCGCGGCCTCGATGGGGCCTACTCCAAGCTCCAGGGCTTCAAGACTTCCATCACTTCCAGTTTCTCAAATCTCGCAATCGGCGGTGCGCTGACATCGCTGATCGGCGGCGGCAAAATCGTCGGCGACCTCCTGGATTCAATCCGCGAGAAAGCAGACTTATCCCAGCAAGCCCGTTCGCTCGGGATCCCCGTCGCCGCGTTCCAGGCAATAAAGGCGGCAGCAGCAAGCGCCGCCGTTGACGTCGGGGGATTAACGGAAGCCCTTATCAACATGAGCGGGAAAATTGCCGAAGCGAACGCGGGTAATCAGAACACCGCAGCCGCGTTCCGGGCAATTGGTCTTGAGGCGGCTGCGCTCAGGGGGAAACGGCTCGATCAACAGTTCCTGGAAATCGCCGGTGCATTGGGCCGCGTGCAGGATTCCGGGACACGCGCCCGGATGGCTCTAGCGGTGCTTGGGGAAGAAGCTGGGAAGATGCTCTTGCCGGTGCTCGCCGAAGGGACTTCAAGATTCGAACGGTTCGCCGCCGAACAGAAAAGAACCGGTGAGGCCCTCAGCCAATCGGATGCACTCGGAATCGAACGGGCACGCGCGGCGCTCCCGAGAATTGGGGCCGCGTTCGATGGTGCGTGGACTCGGATTGTTGTCGCTGCAGCGCCATCAATCGAGCGAGTGGCAGGGGTTGCTACGCGGATCCTCACGCGACTGCAACCGCTCTTCAACGCATTCGCCGAGGGTGTCAGCACCTACTACGAGATTGTGGGATCGTTCATTGGCGAAGTCATCGACCTCGGTTCCGAACTTGTATCTGAACTCTCTGGCTGGCTGGGAGACGTATTCCCCGAGGCCAAAACTTTGTCGGTAAGAGAAATGGTGTTCGGACTTTTTGAGGGTATTGGGGTTGCTGGTGGGTACGCATGGGACACGCTGAAAGCCGGGGCAGGCGCGTTCGTGCTCGGCGTGGTTGGAGTTTCAGACGCAGTTACTGCTCTGATCGAGGTGTTAGCGGACCTAGTGGACCTCGCAGGGGATTTGCCATCTGAATTGGGGGGAGCAACCTTCGAGCGCTGGGCCATGGATCTCAAGTCTTTTGCAAAAGATAGGGCCGAAACATCAACAGAGGATCTGCGGGCTTGGGGCACTCGCCAGATGGAAGCATTTGGCAATTCTCAGTCCCAAGTGCACACTTGGTTTGCCAAACTCCGAGCCGGGAAACAGGACATCGAGCAAGCCGCGGACAAGGTGAACGCCGCCGCGCAGCAACTCGGGCAGGTGCTCAAGCCGAACGCCGCTCTCGACCGCGGCAGTAAGGAAGACTTCTCGGCTCGCGTGCAGTGGCAGTTCCAGAACGAGCAAGCCGACAAAAACTTGGCCGAGGCTCGCAAGGTGGCGGCGAACACGGCCGCGACCGTGGACGCGGTGCGGGGCCTTGGCGATCAACTGTGGCGGCTCGCGCCGCTCGGGGGTGTGTGATGGCGATCACCGGCGTGGCCACGGAACAGTACGACGCCCGCGAACACTCCTACGCCGAGGACGGTAGCCTCACCGGTACGCGGGCCTGGTCGGTCGATCTCAACCTCTCCGCCGCGACGGGGCCGGAGCTGGCCGATGTAGACACGGCCGCGGCGGCAATCGTGCCGGTGGCTCGTTACGACGTCTACCCCGGACGGCCGGGGCTGCTGGCCCGCACGTTCTCGGTGAAGAACGACGGCGCGACTCACTCTTGGGTTGTGACCGTGGGCTACTCGTCTCGATTCGAGACCGTGGAAGCGAAGGCCTCGGACCTGGCGGCGGACGGCTTCGACAACTCGACGTCTGGCCCCGGCGCTGGTGACATGAGCCAGAACGCCGAGGACAGGCCGTTCACGATTCGGAGCGTGAAGCGGACCCGGAACCGCGTGCTCGAATTCGACGCGATTACCGAAGGCCGCGTGGAGAACACGGCGGGCGATCCGTTCGACCCGCCGCCCGAGTGGGAAGAGACGTTGCTGGGCTACCAAATCTCTTGGCGAGTTGCTCCGGCGAATCTGCGTTGGACCGCTGTCACTCCGCCGCTCGGGAGACCGGACTACCTCGATACTGTGAACTCCGCCGCCTTCCGAATCTGGGGCCGGACGCACGCGGCCCGCACGCTCCGCGTGGCCGACGTCACCGCCTCGATGGTCTGGGATCGTGTCAGCGTGTCGAGCGTCTCGACGCTGCAACTCGCTTTCGAACTGTCCGTGGAACTACTCCACAAACCGGGCGGATGGAAACGGGAGTTGCTCAATCGCGGACGGCGCGAGTTCATCGACGCTGATGAACCGCTGCGCTGGATCCTCGACGCGGCCGGGCAACCCGTGGCGGACCCCGTGCCGCTCCATGCGACGGGCCGACGGCTCTTGCCCGGTGAGGCCCTGAACTACATCACCGCGTGGGAGTACCCGGAAAAGAACCTGGTGGAGTTGTTCCAGTGACCCAGCTATTCGGCCTCACCCGACCGACCGCCGACAAGGTTCGCCAGTGGCGGGATAGGACCACGTCGGACCCTTCCCCCACGGGTCGGGATATCCCTTCGATGCGGTTGGCGTGGTGCGTGCTCGACAACTACTCCGCGGGGGCCGAGCCGGTGCGCGTGCCGGGCCGGGCCGTCCGGTGGTTGCAGTGGGGCGAGTGGATCGACGGCGAGCCGGAAACGGTGTGGATCGTTCGCCGAGGTGTGGACCCGCTGTTGAAACGCGGCTCGACTGCTCACCCATTGTTCTGGCTCTGCGAGCACACGGCCTACGACGACGTGGACGGCAAGCCGATCATGACCCCGGTGCCGCTGCCACTCTCGGATCTCACCGTAGGAACGACCTGGCCGCACGACGCGGCCGCGTGCTGGTCGCAGGGTGTTCCCCCGTCACATGGCGAAATGCTCTTCTATCACCGCGACGTCTACGGCGGGCAGTGGGTCCGATTGCCGATCGGCGCGCTCGGCCAGGTGCTCGCGGTGGTGGATGAAGGCGGGCTTGGGACTCGGCTCCAACCCGGTTGGGTGACGCCGCCGACGGCCCTCACTCTCCCCGAGGTTGAGCCGCGTTGTGTGATGGCCGACGGCGACGACCCCGCCCCGCCCTACTGGTGGTGTGTGTCCGGGGATTGCGTCCAGGCTGCCGAACAACCCGAGGATTCAACCGGACCCTACTCGTCTTTCTCGGAGTGTGCCGAACCGTGCGGCGCGACGTCGCCGCCCCCGCCGCCCCCGCCGCCGGATAACTGCTTCGGCTACCCGTGCTCGGTGAGTGTGACCCTGACCGACGGCACCAACACGGCGACGGCAACACTCGACCCGGCTGGGCAGGTTGGCACCAACTGCTATTGGTTCAAGCACAACCCCGGCCTTACCATCCCCGGGCATTCCGCCGCCTACTGCTACTTCAACTGCTACGGGCCGACGACCGCGATTGTGGCCTACGGCAGTGGTGGCACCACGTCGGCGTTGCCCACGCTGGTGGGCGCTGATTGGGTGCTCACGATTGCTTCCGGCGTGACTCTCACGTTCTCCAGTGGTGCGCCTTGCTGACACTCGCCGAAATCCACGCGATGTTCGACGCGATCCGCGCCGAGTTGCCCCCGGCCTCGAAACCACGCCCTCGATGCGAGCACCTCGGGCAGCGCCTGGAGTTCCGGCCCGGGTGCTCGGGCTGGATGTGTAGACACGTCTGCGACCTCGGGCATTCGCCCGCGATCCCGGGGAGCACCTGCCAGCGCTGCGAGGATCACACGGCCGAGTAGATTCGGGCCATGGAAACCACTCGACGCGGCAACGTGAAAGTGACCAACGCCGAACTCCGCCGCTGGGTGGTCGAAACCCAAGTGACGATGCGGCCCTGCCTGGAATTCTGCACGGCGATCCAACGGATTGCTCTTGGCGTTCGAGAACAGTTCCACCGAACATCGTCGCCCGAAGATTTCGCGTCTGACTGTTTGGTGAAGGTGCTCCTGGCCGTGCCGAAGATGGACCCTTCTCGAAACCTGTTCGGTTACATCACGAACGTCTGCATCAACCTGGCCCGCTCTCAACATCACGCATCCGAACGCGAGCGGGCGAAGCTCCAGGCGTTCCATGCTTCCCGTCACTCCGAGGGTAAGGAATGAATTGGTCCAAGTGGCTGACGCTGCAACCGCTGGCGGGCAACCGAACGTACTTGGCCGCGGCCGGGTTCTTGCTCCTGGCCGTCTCGCTGGCACTGTCCGGACAAATCCAAGAGGCGGGCGGGGCTGCACTCGCCGCACTCGCCGCCGTCGGGATCCGCGGGGCGATCTCCCCGACCACTCCGCCGCCGACGGCTCCGGCCGTGCTCGCGGTGCTCCTCGGTTGCTCGGGCCTGGCGACCGCTGCGCCGCAGATCGGCGGGGAGAAGGCCTACCCGGCTCACTCGCTGGTACGACTCCGAGCCGAGGGCCTCGACGCGAAATCGGCGGTGCTCTGGCGCGTGACTCCATCGAAGAACGTCCAGCGTGCGAGCACCCCGCGGCAACTTCTGGAATTCGCTGCGCCTCCGGGCACTTACGAAATCCTGCTCTTGTCGATCACTTCGGGGCCTGACGGCCTCGATGTGCAGGAGACCACGGCCGAGGTGACCATCGGCGGCAACTCCCCGAGCACGCCGCCCAGCACGCCGCCGAGCAATGCGAAGCCCGACCCGACCAAGGCGATTTCTCGAATCTCGTTCCCGGTGCAAGGTGGAACTGCGGGCTGTACGGCCGTGGCAATCGGGCCGCGTCGGAGCGATGGGCGATGGGACATCCTGACCGCTGCGCACTGCATGCCCGGCGTGGGAAGCCGCGGCAAGATGATCTTGCAGGACGGCCGCGAACTGGCTGTTCGCGTGACTGTTCACCACAAGGAAAACGACATCGCTTGGCTTGAGACTGAACAAGCTGTCGAGCAAATGCCCTTCGCGTTGCTCGCCAGCAAGAACCCGCCCGTGGGCACCAAGGTTTGGCACGCGGGCTACGGCGTGGATAAACCCGGCAACCGCGAAGAAGGTGAAGTGGAAGCCGACGAAGACGACGAAGGCAAGTTGCGATTCAACCTCAGCGTGAGTTCCGGCGACTCGGGCGGGCCGATCATTCGGGCAGACACGGGTGAAGTAGTCGCGCCGGTGTGCTGCACGCTCGGCCGCGGTGTCAAAACCTCGATGTGGGCCGGGAGCGCCGAGCGGGCCGGGAAGCTCCGTCCGAAGAGCAACGCACAAGACCAATGGACCCCGCTCGAAATCCCGATGTGCCGGAAGTAATCCATGGACCACGCCAAACCGTACCGAACGGACATTCTCGAAACGGTGCTCGCCGTAGTGCTCGACGTGGCCAAGTTCGCACGCGAGCACCGCGAAGACTTGCTCACGCTGGCGCTGGTCGGAGCCGAAATTTGGGCCGCGGTTTCGCGGCCGGCTTCGGACCCGAAGCCGGATGATTGCCCGTTCTGATCTCTTCCAGGAGGCCCTCGACGGTGCGGGCAATCTTCTCCGCCATCGTGGGATTCGAGACTTGCGATTCGGTGAGTTGCGAGCGAAGAACTTGAACCTCGACTTCCTTCCCTGGCTCATCGGTGTCACTGAAGACGATTGCGATCACTGCCATTGTCGGCACCTCTTGAGTGTGCCGAATTCTACCTGAAACGACGCGGCCCCGGAATCTCCGGGGCCGCTTTCGTTGCTCCATCAGCAAGAGGTTATTGGTTCTCCGCCGAAGACCACTTCACAATGACGACCAGGAGGGCGGCTCCGCACCACACGCTATCGGTGACCTGTGCGAGCACTGACCCGAGTACCAACGCGGCGAGCGTCCGAGCAAACCCACGACGGGGGACGCACACAATTTTCCCACACGCTCGGCACTCCCACTGAAACACGCCGCCAGTGTGCGGAGCACCGCCCTGCATCTGCGAGCCGCATCGCGGGCAGTTCATCGGGCACCCCCATTGCTGATTTGCTCGCACTCGACAATCAGCTTGGAGAAGTTCGGGGCGTCGAGCATGAGGCGAGCCAAGCACGTCTTCGTCCGCTCGAAATGCTCCCGAACATACAAGGGGTTAGCTCCGGTGAGAGCGCAAATGTATCCATGCAAGTAGGTGCAGATCGACTGGGCCTCACTGTCCCCTACTTCGACATCAAGCATGTCCTCAAGCACCATGTCGCGGGCGAAGATCATCAAGCACAACAACAGCGCGACTTGGTCTTCTTGCTCGATCTTCTGGACCGGTTCCGGGATCTCTTGCAAGTGCCGTTCAAGCTCGGCCTGACCTTCTTTCGTCCGGCACGCCACGGCGGCAACGTGCAAGATGAGCGGTTCGCCGCTGGAAGTGACTCCGGACCAAATCCGTGCGGGCTGGCCGTTCACCTCGACGATTCTCGCCGTGGGTGTGGCTGTGATTTCTAGCGTGCTCATCATTCCCCCATGCCTGGCAATGTTTGTGTGGTGAATGCCTCCCGGATCAACAGCGCTAAGGCCTGATCCACTTTGCGTTCGTAGTCCTTGGCCTCTCGCAAGACTGCGACGGCCTTCGTTTCGAAGTAGTGCTTTTGGCTCTTCCTCATGCTCCGCACCAGGAGCATGAATTCCATGAACGCGGGGTTGGTGCCAACTCCCGCGGGTGGCTTCGTGTCTTTCATTGGTCACCGCCTTTCGGCTGCGCCAGTTCCAGGCGACGAACGGCCGAGCCGTTGCAGATCCGCACGGATTCGAAACGACCCCGCCAATGCTTGCGGATCTCGGATTCGACCTGTTGTGCCTCGGGATAAGTGAAGCCGCGAATCACCTCGGTCCACGCCTCTTGCTGGTAGTGCAAGGCGTTGACCGGCTTCCATTCGATCACAACGGCGTAGTGGCGTTTCAGGCTCACGCGGCACCGCCTTTGACTGGTGCGTTTGTGCGCGGGTAAACTCGTTCGGCTCGTATGGCCTTCCTCGCTCGTCTTGGTGCTCCCGTTAGTCGCTGGCCGTACACGGCCGTTTGGATCGCAAGTTCTTTGCTGCTGGCGTACACAAGTCGCTGTTCGCCAACAAGTACACGATCCACTTTGACTTCAGGCTCACGCGGCACCCCCTTCCGTTCCGGGAAGAGGGGCAGTCGCGCACTCGCTCGCAGAGCGTAGAGCGGGATCCGCGATTCCTTCACGGCCGTCACCTCGGGCGAACGGATGCACTCGATGCGCGGTGGGGATTCGAGTTCATGCGACTTGCAAAAGCCGATGACCCTGTCTGTCTTCTTCCCGCAGAGATAGCACCACTGGAGCTTCTGGCGCTTTCTTTTCTTGCGTGGGCGAGCGGTCATTTCGCACCGCCTTTCGCTATGTGACAAGCGGACGTCACTTCCGCGACGGCCTGTTCCCACTCGAACACGCTCATCCCCGCCCGCATTCCGGGCATCTGGACGTGAGCACGCACCAAGGCACTTTGCAGGCGGTCACGAATCCCGTTCACGTCGGCGACGTCGCCGCGGCTCAGGTGCGACCAGAGATAGACCGCCGCTTCCAGGAGCACGGGGAGTTCGGCAATCACTTCCGAGTTGAGTTGATCCAACTCCGAGGGATGCCGGAACGGATCACCGCAGACGCAAACGGGTTGATCGTTTCCATCGACCACGCTGGCCGTGGCCCCGATTGAAAACCAGTGGTCACCCGGCGAGATGGCCGGGAGCTGGTGACGATGAACACCCTGCAACAGCTTGGGCGGGTTCACCGGCCGGACTTTCTTTGACTTCATGACCGGCCCCCCTTCCCCTTCACGGGCTTAGAGGGGTGACCATTCGGGAGCGCCGCTCCAACTTCGTCGCAGACGATTTTGCCCGTGCCGAACTTCAACAGGATCGCATCCGTGTCGAGTGGCTCAGGGGCATCAAGTGACGTCCGGCTGTCACTCCGGGGAGTGGCCTTCGGCGTCGGGGGAGTTGGTGACATTTGAATGTCACTCGGGGGAGTTGCTTTCGGGCGGGACTCGATTTCGGCTCGGGCCGCATCGACCAGGGCGGCGAAGCCGGGGAGCCGAGGTGTTACTCGGATGAACGCCTCAATCTCGGAGATTTCCATCGACTTCAACGACATCGAAAAGACATCGGTTTGATCTTTACTCGAGGTGACGGGGGGGTTCGGCTGATCGGCCGTTTTCGGGCTGACCAGTTCCGGTTTCGGCTCCGGCGGCGTGGCAGGAATGCCCGCCGCAGCTCCTGGCGTTGCGATTGCGGCGATTTCTGGACCCGAACCGGCTCCAGACCCGTTTTCGGGCTGATCGTGTCCCAAATCGCGTTTATTGCGATTTGCGAGCAACGCTTTGACCCTGGCTTGATCGAGATTGAATTCCGCCGTGAGTTGCTCCAAGCTCCAGGGTAGGTTCTCGGCCTCAAGCTCTTTGATGCGTTTGGCTATCCACTGGTGTTGAAAGGTCTGTGCCTCGGTCAGTGGGACTGTCTTCGCCTGGAGCACTGGCGGCAAATACTCCAGGGCCTCGGGCAATTGGGGCAGGACCACGGCCGAGGTGTTGTTCCAAAGCCGCTGCATGAACGGCACCGGATCAAAACCCGCACGGCCGGGATTCACCAAGAACTCTTCGGGAACCTCGTAAACGGGCCGAGTGTTGTTGCCGAATTTGACCCGCCAGAAGTTCATGCGGAACCCGCGAAGTTGCGGGTAGTGCGTGCTCACGTGCTCGTCGGCTTCCAGCAATTCGATGAGCCGATTTGTGAGCACCACGACGGCCGGAACCCACTGCTTTTTCCGGCCTTTTCTCAGCACATAAGCCGCAACGTACCCTTCTCGCTGACGCCGCCAATGATCGGTGTACGTCTTGCCATCTCGGCCCTTCGAATGGGTGATGGTGAGTGGGCAATACGGGCACGCTTCCGCGGGTTCATCATCCCGGGTTCGCAAGCACGGCACCGACTGGCCGCGCTGGTAGTGATGGACATGCTTCACGAACACTTCGCCGAGGAACCAGACGTGCCGCTTGTCGGCCTCGGTTGTCCCCAAAAATCGCTCGATCAAAACCGGCTGACCCGTTGGCTTGGGTGGATGTGAGCCAACGGCGCCACCGTCGTGGACAGGGTCCATGCTGCGCCCTCTGAACCGTCGCGTTCTCTCTTCCGGCCGGGCTGCGTCGAACACGAACCGCAGTCTTACCCCGGGTCGGAATGAACTCGATCGGCACGGGCAAGGTTACCCCCAGATTCGGCGACCGTCAAGAGTTGGTCGATCTTCCCCCTTATTGGGGAATGCCTCCCATGGGGCATTTTCCCCACCTTGGGGAAAGCCCCCTGGGGAAAATCTCCCATGGGGGTTTTTCCCCAAGGTGGGAATTGGCAACCATGGGGGTTTTTCCCCAAGAGGCATTTCCCAATAAGCTCAAAAACTCCCATCTGGGTGAGATTCCGAATAACGTTCTGTTCTGTCACGTTTCTTCATAGAGAATTACCTAAGAGAAGTAACAGAACAGAACGCTTGGGGAGTCACTCCAAGCTGTCGCAAGGGAAGCTCTCCGGAACACCATCGCACTTCGCGTAGTCGAGTTGTTGAACTAAGCCAAATCGTTTGGACAAGAATGGAATGATGTTGAAATTCATGTCGTGTGGCGGCGGGAAATTCCCCAAGTATTCGACCTTCATCGACTGGCTTTTCCCGGACAGTCTCCAAAGCAGCCCTCTGATTTTTGGGGTATCTCCGCAAGCGAATTGCTGCAAAAGTTGAGAAGGTTTCATGGAGACGATCACCGGGTTCCAAGTGTGGAATTTTGATCGTGTCCCCCGTCCTCCGCGTCTCTCCAGTGCAGCGGCGAAATACCTCAATTGTGGTTGGCCGAGCCAATGGCTCGAATCAGGATCGCATTTCAGGCATGCCTTTCCAGGTACTGATTTGCAACAAAAGAAACTGCGATTGCCAACGGGATGGGTGTAATAACCGGAAAACTGATCGCTGAGCAAGTGGATAACTACAGGCTGCGAAAGCCTCGTGTACGAGCGGAAACGCACCGCATTTGCGGCGTGGAATTGCCGAATCGTGAAGGTGGTTGTTGTCATTGCCTGGTCCGACGAATGACGCCGCCCGCCTGGGTACCATCCAGGCGGGCGGGTCTATGTTTGGCGGCAGGTGGTAAGAACACCGTGCCGCCCTAGGCCCGACTGCCTCAGAGGTTGGCAGTCGAACCAGTCGGGCCGGCGGGATTTGAACCCACGACCTCTTGCACCCCAAGCAACTGGGCTGAGTGGGCAATTGCGCGGGCTAGCGAACTTGGCCGAGAGCGTGCCGGTTGTAGGGGGGCCTACTCTCGGTAGATTCCGCGTGCAGGAATCACCCCGTTCGCAGCTGGCATTATTGCCACTGGTGTTCAGATGGACAAGCCGAGTACACCGCGTGAGCATGGGGATATGCTCACCACTCGGCTTTTGTCACAATCGTTCTTGGATCACCTCAAAGTATCGTGCAAGCTCGGGCAGATCGCTCCGGCCACGGTGCAGTTCTACCAATCCCAACTTCGCATCCTGACCGGTGCCGTCGGCGACTTCCCCGCGGCCGAGTTGCGAGCGCCTCACCTGGTTTCGGTGAAGTTGTCGCATCACTTCGTCCGCGTGTTGAAGAGCCTGTACAACTGGGCTTCGGATGCGGACGTGCAGTTGGTTCCGAACAACCCGTTCCGAAAGTTGAAAACGCCACGTTGCGGGCAAAGAACCCGGACGCTCAACCACGCCGAGACGCGGGCCTTGATGCGCGAATGCTCGCGGGAGTTCCGACGACTCTTGCGGGTGGGGTTGCGTACTGGCGCTCGACCTGTCGAACTGCGTGAATTGCGGTGGGGGCAAGTAGATCTCGGTTCGCGACTGTTCCTGATGAACAGTTTCAAGGCGAAGGATAAGCGACGAGACGGGAAGGCGGTTCGGGCTATACCGCTCCCGCGTGAAGTGGTGCGGCTCCTGGCCGCACTCAAGAGGCGAACGCAACCGAAGGCCGAGGACAACGTGTTCCTGAACACTCGCGGGCAACCTTGGACGGCGAACGCGACCAGGTGCGCAATGCGAACCGCCCGCGAGCGGGCCGGGCTGGCGGCTGGTGGCGAGCGGATCGTACTCTACACACTCCGCCACACCTTTGCGACGAACGCCACGCGGAACGGGATCCAGGGGCGGACGCTCGCGGACATCATGGGCCACACGTCCACGGCGATGACCCAACGCTACCAACACCTCACCGCGGGCGACCTGGTGGATGTGATTGACCAAGCTACACGGAGACGAACAGCGTGAGCACTCCAGTTCAGAACGCGGTTACCGGGCTGCAAGAGCGGGTGCGGTTGCACCCACTCGCCAACGGCGAGAAGGCGATTGCCACGGGATCTTCGCCGAGGCGGAAAGCGGCCGCGGTGACTCCACACGACACGACCACTTTCGATGAGCCGTCGATACTCTGGATTGGCGTTGGTGGGGATCTCCGCGTACTCCCATGGGACAACGCCGATCCGGTGACGTTCAAGAACGTGCCCACGGGGCCGTTCGACCAACGCGAAGTGAAGAAGGTTTTGGCCACTGGAACGACAGCCAGCGAAATCATCCGGGAGTTCAACTAATGGCCGGGGCGAGAGTGGGCGTTGGCTCGCGGCTGGGCGGCGGCGTGCCTGTGCCCTTCACCGGTGCTTACGCCAGTTTCATCGCGCACCCCTACTACTGGCGTACGGACGCTAGCAAAGCTGTGCAGCCTTCGCCGGGGGACGCGATCCGCTGGTGGTATATCCCCGAACTCGATTTGTGGGCCGAACAGGCGACGAGCGGCAATCGACCGATTGCTCGATACGACGCGGTGTGTGGTTGGTACTCGGAAGGGGATGGCATCGGCAAACGCATGGTTTTCTCGCTGGGTAAGACGCTGGTTACTCCAGTCACCGCAGCGGTCAGATATAAGTTGATCGACAACGCTACAGTATATCTTCCGGTTTTCGGGGCCGGCTCAGCGAATGCGATTGTTGGACCGTGGTCTTTCGACGGAACGTCTTTGTACGGCGGGTTCCATATGAACGATTGGAGGAGTCTGAATACAGCCGCATCATTGAATATTTGCGACCTGAACCATAACACAGTCGTAGCCATCGGCGAAAACGGCATTGCTGGTCGCGTCTACCTGAACGGGGTAGGTGGATATAACGAGTCTGGGGCCTCGGCCAACACCTTTGGTGACGAGGCGATCATTCACGGTGCGTTCCTGGACAATTCTAGTTTCAGCTCCGCCTCTCGCGTTTATCGTGCCTGCCTGATTGAATCAGCACTTGACGCACCTAGCCGCGCCGCACTCACTGCCTGGCTGGAGTCCCCCAACCGATGAGCACCCCCGCCAAGCCGCACCTCTACTACTTGGTAGCACCGGTGCAACTCGTGCCAATGCCACGCGAACTCGCTGTCAAGTTGGGCGACGGCGGTGAGGCCGAGCGACTCAATTTCTCGATCCCAGTCTGTACGGTCGCGGACCCCGCTACAATCGTCGCCTACGGCGGCGGCACGGGGCCAGCTGGCGAGCAAACCCGGCAGTATCTCGACTCTCAGGTGCTCCTTGGACTGCCCCCGCAAGTGCTGTGGGTCAGGTGTGTGAACGAGGCCGCGCCGCCTCGAATCGTCCGCACATCGCACGCGCCAACCCAAGCCCGGATCGACGGCGGCGAAGTGGTGAGATGGGACTTGGGTAGGGCACTCACTGCCGTGGGGCTGGCCCTCTGGCGCGACCCCGCGTTGCAGTTGCCGTTGCTCTGATAGCAAGCGGTCCAGGGCTTGCGGTTCTTCGATCGACGCGGCTACCTTGGGAGCGTGGCAGGACTTTTCCAGGCTGTGCTCGCCGCCTGGCCGAATTGAAGCGAACGGGAGAGGGTAACGCCTCGGTTCGAACTGCCAGATGAAGGCCTTGGGGAAACCCGGGGCCTTCTGGCTTTGGTAGATTCGGCCATGAGCAGCCTTGAAGAAGCCATCGTAGACCGCTTGCTCACTGGATCGGCCGTCGCCAACCTGGTGGATGACCGGGTGTTCCCCGACGATGTGCCGAGCCACACGACCCCGTCTCCATGGATCGTGTATGCGATCCCAAGTTCTGAAGCGACTGACCTTTTGGCCGCAAACCTCGACTCGGTCAACACCGTCGAAGTGAGCGTGTTCGCCGAGAGTAAAGCCACTGCGGTGGAGCTGGCGAACTTGGTCCGAGACCGCTTGCACAAATGGCAAGGCGGTCTGGTTCATCGGGCACTCTGGGAAAGGAACGACCGGTATGACGTTGACGGCGGCTTCGTGGTGGTAGTTTCCTTCCGGGTCTGGGCGTTCGCGTCGGGCTGACGCTAAGCCAAGTGACAGTTAGCTATGGGTTGTAGTGTCGCCGCCCCCGGGTAGGGGGGCAAAATGTTGACGGCGACCTCGGCCCCGACCGCCCGCCTACCCGCGCGCGAATCGATCCGATCATTTGTTTGTTTCCGGAACCTCTGGGATTCGAGCCGTGAAGCCGCCGAAGCCCCCGATTAAGCTCGATCAAGAGGCCCTCAAGCTCTGGAACCGGCACTCCATTCGGTTGAAACAGGCCGGTATCCTGTCGGATCGAAGTATCGAATCTTTCCTCTTGCTGTGCCAAACTTGGGGCATGCTGCAAACCCTGATGGAGTATCAGCCAGGCGGGGCGAACTTCCGCGAGATGACGCAACTGAACCAACTCCACAAGAACTATCAGGCCCTGGCCCGCCAGTTCGGCTTGCTCCCCGCCGCGGCCCGAGCGGCCAAGATGGAAGAGCAACCGCCCAAGCCCAAGGCCGGGGAATTCGAGTTCTGACGTGCCCAACATCACCAACTCGAAACCGCCGATCCCGAAGCGACCGCCGAGGCCCTACCGCGGATCCTCGACGGCCCGCGGCTACGACCACGCTCACCGGCTCCTTCGCCGCCAGGTGCTCGCCGAGCAACCGGTTTGCTCGATGTGCTCGGGCGCCTTCTCTCACCACTTGCACCACGTCGATGGTGACAACCGCAATACTACTCGCGAGAACGTGACCGGCGTTTGCGAACGCTGCCACATGCAACACCACGCCCGGGCATAGATTCCGGGGTGCGTGTCCCTGACGAACTCATCCGAACAAAATCCGATCGCGCTGCCGTCGATTCCGGGCATTGGTTCGACCAGGCCGCGGCTGATCGTGTCGTTCGATTCTGCGAGCGGTTCTTGGTGCCGACTCGCGGCCCTTCTGCCGACAAGCCCGCCACGTTGATACCCTGGCAGCGTGTATTGCTTTGCACGCTCTTCGGCTGGAAGCGGCCCGACGGGCGGCGGCGGTTCCGGTTTGGCTGCCTCTTCGTGCCGCGCCAGAACGGCAAGAGCTTCATCGCCTCGGCGATCTCCCTCTACATGCTCGCCGGCGACGGGGAACCGGGGGCCTACTGCGTGGTGTCCGCGGTGACTGGCTTTCAGACGGGGGTTGTGTTCGACGAAGTCTTGAACAGCGTGAAGGCCTCCCCGGAGTTGTCGGCCGCGTTGAAGCCCGTTCCCTCGATACGCGAAATCCGATACCCGAAACGGAACGCGAAACTGAAGGGTTTGAGCAACGAAGGTTGGGGCAAGCTCGGGAACCCGCCGCATTGCGCGGTGATGGATGAGTTTTGCTTCTGGCCGAACTACAAGCCATACGAAGCTCTGAAGACCGGGATGGACTCCCGGTTGCAACCGCTGCTCTTTGCCATCAGCACTTCGGGGCATGATCGGAGTTCCGTCGGCTACGAAGTCTGGGAATACGCTCGCGGGATCCTGGCCGGGACGATCACCGACGTGGCCTTCTGCCCGGCGATCTACGCGGCCGAGCCGGAAGCGGATATCCAGGATCCCGAGGTGTGGAAGGCCTCGAACCCATCGCTCGGCGTGACGATCCGCATGGAAGAGACGGCCGCTTGGGCCGAGCGCGCGAAGCACTCGAAAACGGAAGAGCTTCAGTTCCGCCAGTACCGTTTGAACCAATGGGTGAGTTCCTGCAACCAGTTCCTCGACCTCGACCAACTCCAGCGCTGCGCCGTGCCCCGCGACCAGTGGCCGGACCTGACCGGGCTGGATTGCTACATCGGTGTGGATTTGGCCCAAACCCGTGACCTGGTCGCCGTGGTGTTCATCACGCCACACGGCGGGAAATACTACTTCGAACACCACTCCTTCGCCTGCCGTGTTGCAGTGGAGATGCGAGAAGCGCAAAACCTGGTGAGGTATTCAATCTTCGAAGCTGACGGCTCGCTCACCGTGCATGAAGGGAACATCATCGACTTTGAAGACGTCCGCTCTTTTATTCGGAACATTGCGAAGGTGAGAAACGTTCGGGTGATTGCATTCGACCCGCGTGAGGCCTCCGATTCAATTCTGATTCTCAAGGCCGAGGGCTACCCGGCAGAACAATACCCGCCGGGGCCGCTGTATTTTGATGGCCCAATGAAGCGGCTCGAATCTTGGGTGAACGATGGCAAGCTCGTCTTCGACGGTGCGGCTATCGCACTTTGGCAGGCGCAAAATCTGGAGAGCAAAACGGATCACCGGGAACTGATGTGCCCGATGAAACCCCGGGGCGACAACGCCGCGAAGATTGACTTGTGGTACGCCGGACTCATCGCCGTCGGGAAGACGATCTTGGGCGAAGCTCAGAACCAGGCGGACGCAATCCAGGGCGATTCCGTGGGCTTCGCGTGCGTGTAGATTCCCGCATGCTGAAACGACTCCGGGCCAAGCTCCGCAACTACTTCCAGGGCTGGTATCCGCTCTCCGCGGTGCCGTCCGGTTTCTTCGGCACGCCGAGGCCCGGGGCCGTCGAGACGACGGAACAGGCCTTGACGATCTCCGCGTTCTGGGCGGGCCTTCGCCTGTACCAAAACGTGGTTGGCTCTCTCCCCCTGGTGACCTACCGGCGAGCGAGCAACGGCCGCGAAGTGGCTGCCGATCACCCGGCCTATAACCCGTTGTGCTATCGACCGAACCCGGCCCAGAGCCGCGCTACCTGGATCGACCAGGTGGTGAAGGACATGATCCTTGGCACCGGGAATTCGCTCACATTGATCCGCCGCACTGAAGGCGGCGACGTGCTCGGCCTGTACCCGGTGAAGCCCGAGCACGTCCGGCAAATCATTGTGGACGCGGATTGGAATAAGGCGTTCCTGATTCAGACGCCCCAAGGCCAAGAGGTGTACTTCGACTCCGAGGTACTGCACCTTTTCTACTTCTCGCTCGATGGGATCACCGGCGTGCCGCTGCTTCGGTTTGCCGGCGAGAGCCTCGGCCTTCACCGCCAGGTACTCGAAAGCGCCAGCGCCTACTTCCGCAATCGGGCCAGGCCTTCGGGATACATCAAGTTCCCCGGGAAGTTGAACCCGGGGGCAATCGCCGAAATCAAGAAGTTCTTCAAGGAAGAGTTCGCCGGAACTGAGAACGCGGGCAAGGTGCCCGTCTTGGCCGACGGCGCGGAGTTCTTTCAGTTCGACGACACGAACGCCCGCGATGCCGAGTTGCTCGCGGCGATGGGTGCTTCACCCGACGACGTGGGCCGCTGGCTCAACCTCTCAGCGCTCGCCCTCGGCAAGCTCGACCGTGGCACCTATTCGAACCTCGGGGCCGACAACGCGGCAACCTATCAACGGTCGATCCGACCGTTCCTCAACCGGATCGAACTCGAACTCAACTGGAAGTTGTTCGGCCCGAACTCCGAGTTCTACGCCGAGTTCCTCACGCAAGCGATCCTTCAAGGCGACCCGGCCCAGCAAGCGGCCGTCGCAAACATCGGGATCATGAACGGCTCGGTGCTCCGCAGTGAACAACGCCAGTGGTTGAACCTGCCCCCGGTGCCTGGCATGGAACGGCCCCTGTTCCCCGCGAACATGTGGCAACTCGACGCCTCGGGCAATCTGATCCCCACGAACCCCACGGCGGGCACCAATGGTCCGGATCTATCTGCGTAGTGCGGCCCCCGTGTTGATCCGTGCGAGCGCCGCCCCCGTCGAGATTCGGGCCGAGCGGCGGTTGTGCTTTTACGCGGCCGTCTTCGATGTCGAAACCACGATCACCGAACAGGGCAACACGTTCCGCGAAGTGATCCGCCCCGGGGCCTTCAGCGAGACGTTGACCCGCTCGGCGGCGGTGTATGCCTGCGTCGAGCACCGCCGAGAAGAGAGCTTCGCCACGGTCGCCGACGGCTTGCTCTTGCAGCAAGATGCCCGCGGGCTTTTCGCAAGCTGCTACCTTCCAGACTCCGCAATCGGTAACCGCGTGCTCGACGACGTGCAGGCCGGGCGGCTCACCGGTTGTTCGTTCGCATTCCGGACGCTCCGGGATCGGTGGCATAACCGGGCCGATATCCGTAGCCCCTTCCAAATCTGCGAACTCCTGGCCGTCGAACTGGTAGACGTCGCTGTCACCGCTCGCCCGGCCTACCCGGCGACGGTGGTTTCGGTTCGATCCGATCCGAAACACCGCGAGCGACGGTTGCGGTTGGCGCGCGTCCGTGCCTAATCTCTGGGACTGGCACTTCCGCCGGTTCTCTCACCCGAGGTTCTGAATGTCCGAAATTGTCCTGGACCCGCCCGGCTATGTGGCCGGGCATGCCCCCGTTCGCTTCCGCAACACGCCGCCCGCCCCCGCTCCGGCCCCAACTCCGCCCGCCCCGGCTCCAACTCCGGCCCCCGCTCCGCCCCAACAACGCAACACCGGGCCGCGCACGTCCGCACAGATCCAGGCGGACCGCGCGGCGATGATTGCCGAGGCCGAGGGCCTCCAGACCCGAGCCGCAACCGCTCCGCTCTCGGCCGAGGAAGACGCCCGGTTCGATTACTGCCTGACTGAAGCCGAGCGGCTGGCCGGGGAGCTGGCCACGGCCCAGCGTGCCGAGCGGCTCACGGCCCAACGTGCAGCGCTCCAACAACCTGCCCGACCGGCCCCGGCTCCTGGGGCCGGTGTGGTCACCCCGCAAACTCGAAACGCGGGCGGCACCGCTGAAGGCCTCCGGCTCTGGCTCCGCTCGTTCACTGACGAAGCCGACTTCTCGACCGACGCCCGCTTCCGTGCTCAGCAATCCGGGTTCCCAATCGGGAGCACCTCGGCCCGAATGCAATGCGACTTCGGCGGTTCCTTGAACAAAGCCAAACGGCGGGCAATCTCGAAGGGCGGAACCAACACCGGCGCTGAATTGATCCCGAAGACCTACGCCGATCGCGTCACCGAATACATCACGTTTTTTTCGAGTCTGATCGGCTACGTCGATTCCGAAGTGACCGCCGACGGGAATGATCGCACCTACTTCCGGATTGACGATACGGCGTTGATCTCCAGTTACATCACGGCTTCTTCCGGAACCGAACTCGAACCGACGATCCCAGATGTGGACATTGCCACAGGGGCCGTGGTCATCAAAGCCTTTGAAATCACCTCGGGCTACCACAAGCTCACCCGCCAGGCCCTCCGCGATTCGGCGGTAACCCTGGAAGACAAGGTGGCGAAAGCGGTCGCCAACGCTCACGCTCGCCGCATCGAGCGGGACATGATTCTTGGGGGCGGCACAACAGCGGCTCGCGGGATCTTGACCGCCGCCACGGCCTACGGCGCGACCACGTACGACGACTTCACGGCCGACCTGATTGAGGACGTCTACTTCAGCGTGCCCGAGCAATACCGCAACGGTTGTATCTGGCTGACGTCCTCTTCCGGCATGGCTCGACTCCGCAGAAAGCTGAAGGACTCGACGGGCCGAAGCTTGTTCAGCCAGGCCATCGAAGACGGTGCCGAGGTGCTCTACCTGCACGGCCGGCCGGTGGTAACCTCCAGTTACATGCCCGGCTTCGCCGCCAACCAAAAGCCGCTCGTCTTCTTCCATCCGATGATGTACATGTTGAGGCTCGTCGAAGGCCAAATGCTCGACGTCCTCAAGGAAAAGTTTCACCCGCACATCGGTTATGCAAGTGGCATGGCCTTTGGTGGTGACTACCTCGGGCCAGCGAATACGAACATCTGCATCACGCTCGACGCCAACCCGGGCAACGGCTCGTAACCGGTCTTAACCGGTTGCTCGACTCGCAACGCTCCACGTCGCCCGGCCAGGTGCCGGGCGGAATCGTTTCGTAGATTCGGGCATGCGAAACCCCTGCCAGATCGTGACGCCCCCAGCATCCGAACCCGTCACCCGGGCGGAACTGGTCGCCCAACTCCGGCTCAACGACGCCTCGGGCCTCGACGCCGAGTTGGATCGTGCCATTACCTCGGCCCGCGAACTCTTTGAAGCTCAGACCGGCCGGGCCGTGCTCCCGACCACGATCCGGCAATTCGCGGACGCGTGGGGCGATGGGATCCCGCTCCAGGTGGGGCCGGTGACCTCGGTTTCGAGCGTGCAATACTACGACACGGAAGACGCACTCCAGACGCTGGCCGGAACTCAACTCGACTCGGCCACGGTGCCCGCCCTGGTCTACCTCGCGAGCGGGGCCTACCCGGCTCTCTCGACGAAAGTTCGCCGCCCGGTGAGGATCCAATTCATCGCCGGTTGGGCCAACGCCGCCGCCGTGCCTGCAATGGTTCGGCTGGCCATTCTGATGATGGCGAGCAACTTCTACGAACACCGGTTGGCCTTCGGCGAAGACGTGCTCACCCCGACGCCCGAGGGTTGGGAACGAGTGGTCGCCCTGCACAAAACTGGGCTGGAGTGGGCCG